CCCGTATCTTTGTCTACAATAGGGTCACGTTTGAATTTATTAGCAATCCTTTGTACATATGCTTCAACATCTTTATCATCCATGTTACCCACGAATACCTTGAATACTCTTCTTTCAGGTGCTCTTGAAGTTCTATAGATTAACATCGCATCTTCAGCAAGTAATAGTTGTTTCCAAATACGTCTAACCTTATCTAACATAGATGTTCCATAAGGTAGTTTTCTATCATCCCCCAGTAATCTAAAATGTGCGACTTCCCATGCTTGGAATTCCATATCCTTATTTTTCCAAGTAAATCTAAGTTCTCTACTTGGTAACTTTTCATTTCTTTCTGCCTTATGAACTTGTGATGCCGCACCTTCGTGTCTTTCGATTTCTATGTTTGGTAATTGTTGACAACCAATAACCCCTTTTGATGGATCTATTTTTAAATAAACGAAGTTGTCACCATACTTAGCGGTACCTCTACACCACATTTGTAGGTTTGTGTTGATATCAAGAATATCATAGAACAGACTTTCTAATATATTTTTAACTCTTTTTGATTCCGAATAGATTGTTAGTATCTGACCTTTTTCGGATAATGTTGTTGACTCTTCTGAATAGATATCTAAAGCGGCGGATATCTCAGGTGTAAATTCCATGGACTCATAATCGTAGTATGCCGCTAACCTATTTGGCTCATAATAAACTGATTGGTTATAGAGTGACTGGTCAAGTTTTGCCCATTTATCGGCAATATATTGACTCTGTTGCTGTTGCAACATCTCTCTTTCATAATCTTCCCTACTATCAGTCTTAAGTAACTGATCCCTATCAAATTTATATTGGGGTGGTGTTGGTCTTTCCGCTTGAAAACCAAAAACCTTAGTCAACCTTTGATATACTGTTAAATTTTGCTTCGCCATATTAATAAATATTACTCTTTATAATATAAGAAATTTTTTTGACATTTTAAACTACCTATACCCTTTTTTACTGAATAACCATCCGTACTCCTTATATTGATCAATTCCAACAGTATCTTTATTCAAACCGTGTGATGGTTGACCGTCCATAGACATAGAACCAATAGCGTCAAATGCGGTCCCATGAGAATAAAAAGATTTTTTAGTTTCATAGGTACGTTCAGATAACAACCAAGAATCTAACATAGCTTTATTAGCACTATCATTTCTTTTTAGTTGTGTGAAACATATATCACCCACATACATTGCGATCGCCATTGCCATAATTGCATCATCGTGTGCCCCTTTCATGTGGTTAGGTCGACCATTTATATAAACGAAAGTGTTTAATTCATTTAGTAATCTTGAAGATCTAACTACAAAACCATGTCTTAATTGTTCCTCAAAACTTGCAACAATTTGTGTCCTTTTATTGTTAAAGTTTATACCAGGTATTTTATCCTGAGTTTTTTTATTGTACTGCCAAATATTGTTTGAGGTTACTCCATCAATATACTGATCTTTATAACCCATTTCCTGTAATTTACGTGATGTTGCAATTCCCATACCTCCCGTAATATCTGTTGCAACAAACGCTTTGTATAGTGTTCCCCATTTGTAAACAATAGAGGCTAAATCATCGGGTGGAATTTTACCAACATATTCCGCGACTTGTTCCCCTTCATCAAAATCAATTACACATATCGAAGACGCATCCGCACTATCACCTCTTGAAACATCAACTCCCATGATATATCTATGACCCTCAACAGGTTCTTTCCATAACCACATAGTACCCTGCATATATTTTTCAATCGGGTCTTTAATCATGGTCTTTCTTATTCTATCTTGTACACTGTTAGGGATAACACCGTCACCAGAACCGAGGAAGTCACACTCCAATTCCTGTGCGATCTTTCTTTTATCATATTTGAATTTCTTTGCCATATTCTCAAACCAATGAGAATAGGGTTTGTATCCTTGTTCGAGTAATTCCTCATAACCTTCCCAACCTTGTTCTAATATTATCTCATCATCATTGTATTGTTCTCTATTCAACATATAATGGATAATATCTTCAACTTTAATCCATTTTAGATCACCAGCATATCTTGGGTCTTTAAACCATCTTAAATCGGTTACTTTAAAATCATTCATTCCTCTTAATGCTTGATCATAAACACCGTAGTATATTGGATCATAACCGTTAGGTGTTGAGATAAGAATTACTTTACCACCTGTTGAAAGTGATGCCATACATGCCGCCCAAAAATCTTCACCCGCTTCAATATATGCCGCCTCATCAAACACAAGAACTGTGGGTGTATAACCACGCAATGCATCCGCAGATGTTGCAACGGCTTTTACCTCACAACCATTGTTCATTCGATACCTACTTTCAGAGTTTTTATCCGCTGAGAAACCAACATTAATCCATTCGGGCCACTGATCTAAAAATCCACGAATCTTATTTGCCATTTCAATTGCGGTATCCCTTTTGTTCGCAATGATTAGTATTCTTTCAGGATTGTCAGGACTTGCAGTCTGAATTTTTTTTGATAACCACGCCGCAGTTACAGTGGATACCCCCGCCTGTCTATACTTACGAGTGATATTTTCATTATAGTTATCATAATCATTAATCAATTGAATTTGATCAGGGAATAACTCTAATGGAACATATTTTTTTTGTGTGTTGTCGTATGTTGTTAGATATGTTTTAAGGGCATACGGAGTATCCTTCATTATCTTGGCGTACTCTTTCAACTGTAATAATTTCTGTTTGTCCATATCCTATAAATACAAAAAAAGTGGTCTTTTAACCACTTTTGATTTTTTATACGGTTGGTGTGTCGTCGTCGTCAGGTGATAGATTAATACCTAAAGATCCTAATAACCCACTTAACCCATCATCTTCATCATCACCATACTCTCTGTCGTACTCATCTTCTTCGTAGTCCTCAGTTTTGATATCATCAATAATTTGATTTACCATTTTACTTACAATCTCTTTACCGAGTTCAGAACCTCTTAAAATTTCTTTAGCCACTTTAAAAAATTCATTGACATCTAACTGAGTGAATCTCGATATTAAATAGTTCTGTAAATGTTTATACTCATCTTCAGCTAACTTATCTGGGTAGGACTCTCTAAATTTCTCCCAAATTACGGGACCTAATCTCAAATCCCATATTTCACCTGCTAATGTATCTGTTTTATCGGTCACCATTTTTTCGGATCTTGGGTCTTCAGGAAGTCCTTTGTTTGTGATAGACTCCATAACACCTTTAATTAATTCATGTACCAAAACAGGAAAAACTAATCCCCTTGCCTTAATTGTTGGTGGATCAGTTTCGGCATCTAATTCTTGTTTACCTGCCATAGGACTATTACCTCCCTGTAATTGACCCATAATCATTTCATCATCAAATAACCAATAACCAATATCGGCCATTGACATTACAACACCATATTTCGTCACAATGTTAGGATCTCTTTCAGATAATTCATCAGCAACTAATTCGAACATATAGTGACCTTTATTTGAAGCACCTTGGATCATGGCATTTATAAATCTTCTTTTCGCCACTTCCGCATCGAATTTTTCAAATGAGGTCATAAAGTTTTCAATATCTTCCTCAGCCTCTTCAGGAGAAACACCAAACTGTTGTTCAATCTCTTCTTCGGATGGATCTTCACCCTGCATTTTCATACCCCCCAAATCCATATCCTCCATACCTACAAGTTTTGCATCAAATTGGAAAGTTCCTTCAGGAACGGACATTTCTTTTTTAACAAGTTCAACCGCTAAATTTTCTAAATACTCCTTGTTTTGACTTTCAAATGACCCAATTTCTCTTAGTGTTCTTTGAACTAATTGTACTAAACCGAACAAATTATCGGTTACATTACCTTCCATTCCCGTATATCTCTTTAGTTTAGTTACGATATCTTTAAATCTTTTTGAGGCAATTAACTCTTCAAAATTTGAAGGTACCCCATCAGGTACCTCATTTGGTATTGCGGGATTATCTTTAAAGTCGGTATCTCTTCTTGCTAGTTTATCCTCAATACCAGATTTCATTCTATCAGGAAGATCCCCATAATCAATAGGTGCTTCTTTTAACTTACGAATGTTTTCTAAAAGTTCTTTTTTACTAATCATTCCGCCGCTTGTTTAAAATCTAAACCTAATGATTTAAAGGTTAACTCCTTTGGTAACTCCGCCTTAGGTCTCGGACTACGTCTTGGTTCAAACGGATTTTCTCTTTTGGGTTTGTCAGGTTTTGTGGTTGGTTTCTCCCTAACAGGTGTATCGGTATCAGGTTTAGAGGGTGATGGTTGTTGTTCATCAACATTAAACATACTTTGAGCGGCTACTAATCTATCAGCACTATCACTTAAAGAACCAATCATTTCATAAATTTCCTCTTTTGTTGTGACTTCACCATGATAGTTTTTAGTTACAACTGATTCGACCCACTCATTCATTTCTTTTTTGGGTTTTTTACCCGCTTTCTTCATTGCTATCGCAATTGCGGCTTGTTGTGCTGCCGAGGACGATTCTTCTACATCCTCATCTTCCTCAGTCACCTCAATTGTATCATCATCAACCTTAGTTACAAGGTCGATTGTGCCTTTAATTGCCAATCTCCCCTGAATAACTTCCCCATTTGGCATCTCATATTCATATTTTGCCCAGTCTTCTTCAATCGGGATATCAAAATGAGGTTCTGGATCTACAATATTTCTGTAACGTGGGTCAAATTGACCCTCATTCCAATTCAATGCCAACCAAGACAGTCGCGATACTTCCTTTCTATCGGCAGGAGTCCACTTGTGCTTTGATCCTTTTTTGTAAGAATTAAAACTTAGGTCAACTAAATCCTCAACAATCCCTTCTGACAATAAGATATTTTTATCAAATTTAACTTTGCCTACGGCATCGTCATCCACAGTAAGATATTTTTTCCGTGGGTTGTCTTGTTGGAATTTTTTAAGTCCCGCTAGAACTTCCATGACTTTGTGAACCATAGTTCCAAGGTCTGCCTTCTTTCCGCTATCTGATCTATGTCCTAGAACATAAGTAAGAAAGTATTGCATCTGGCAGTAGTCATATCCATTATAACTAGATGACCTAATATAAGTAACAATCATTAAACTTTCTCCAATAGAGATCTAACTTCAGTTATCGTTTCCCCGATAGTCATCTCTCTATTGTCAAGCACATGCCAAAAATTATCATGATCGTAATTGTCCGCATCTAGGGCGATCTCACTATCATGGTCATCCTCGTGAACATTCCTTTCCAATCTCAATACTTTACCACCAGCTTTGGTGATTGCTTCAACTTCATTTGGGAATCTTACATCTGCTATAATAG